TCAAGCCTGAACATGCGGAGGAGATTCTCGAGGACAACTGTTACGTGGGGGAGGATATTAACGAGTTTATTCAAGAGAATGTGCTTGCGAATCACCAAGAGTACGAGGATGACATTCCGCACTTTCAATGGGACACATTCCCAGTCCTGAGCTTAGTTAAAACTGAACTTCGTTATTGATTCGATAGACAGTTAAACCCCCAAGCAGAGTGCCTGAGTGTAGTTCTTTCTTAAGAGTGAACACCTTATTTCCCCGTTTAATATACTTTGTACCATTCGCATTATAGACATTTCTGAAATTGACCCGATCATTATTAGCATTCCGCACAAGGACAGGTTTCGGGTATGATTTAGTTAAATTTGCTACAAAGTTCGTTTTTGCCACGGCGCGAGACGCGTTCAGTGCCCGAAGTCCGGTAGCATTCGCTGCACGGGTATTCCCTGTGCGTTTGACATGAGCACCTGCCGATAGTGCAAGGAGGGCAGTGAGAGCACCTGCGAGACCGAGACGCTGCTTACGTTTTTTTGCGGCATGCCGGGCTTTGGCTTCGGTTAGAAGCTTGTGATAAGGAGTATTCATTAATTAAACGCGATATATTATTTTTTTCTTGTGAAGGTAGACCCCTGCCAAAAGCGCAACGAGTGTCCACCCAACCAGATGATCGAGCCTATTCATCTTCTGAATCTGCTCATCCGCCAGCTTGTTGTACTCCTTTTGATAGCCCGGAGGCTTGAATGGAAGCCACAGGTACTGACCAAACGGGATGATCGTAGGTCCTAGCTTGTTCTGACAGTCGTACGCATGGTCGTACCATGCAAGAGCGATGTACGGAAACCAAAGCAGGAACGAAAGAACCCAAAGATTCTTGTGGGGAAGGTACCAATACCCACCCGCAATCAACATACTGAAGATGACGCACTTGATGTTAAATTCAAAGGGTCGCCCTGGAAAGATTCCTCCAGCCATTTATATTTCAATTTAAAATTAAAATTCAGATCCAGGGGCGTGGATGAACACACGCTCTTGGGCCCGAAGGCCGGTATTTTTGGGGGAGACGAGTCTCCTTTTTCGCAAGTAAATATGCGAGGAATCAGTTCGAGAAAGCCAAGCCGCCCATGCCGGACTGGATGCGCAGGATGTTGTAGTTCACTGCGAACATCTTCTGCAGATTGTATGCCGCGTTGGTAGCGGAGGCAGTCTTGAGCCACACAGCCACCTGGGCGTTATCAATGCGCGAGAAGTTGCAAGTGCCGGTAGGCTGGTGCTCCTCTGGCTGCAGGGCGAAGGAGTACACGTACACACCGGGGTAGGGGGTGCCGGTGTGGTACAGGAATGGCTGGTACTGGTTGAAGTACTTGCCCAGCTGCTCCTTGAAGCGATCCTGGCCGTTGAGCACCAGCTTGAACTGGTGCATGGGGCCCACCTCGTAGCCGGTCGTGGCGGTCAGAGAGCGATCGCCCTCCTCAACCCAGTAGGCGTTGGCAGTCACGGCGGAGCCGCTGAAGGTGGTGTTGGTGTTGGAGAACAGGTGGGGAGCGCCCACAGCGTGGGGCAGCTGCACGGCACCGCTGGCCGCAGTGGACAGGGGGGACAGGGTCACGTTCACGTTGGCCGTGCCGGTGGAGAAGTTCCACATGGCGTTCAGGTTGGCAGTGGCCGAGGTGGAAGGGTTCTGGTAGCACCAGATCAGCTCCTTCACGGGGTGGTTGAAGGACAGACGGACCAGGGAAGAGCTGGTCTCGCTGGAGCTGGAGATGGTGTCACCGCCGGTGTGCTGCACCTGCTCGATCAGGTACTCGTGGCCCTTCTGGGCGAAGCGGCGGCGCTCCTCAGTGTCCAGGTACACGTAGTTGGCCCACACCTCCACGGCGTTGGTGCCGAAGTAGCTGGAGTAGTAGTTGGTCAGGTCGAAGTCCAGGCGCACCTCGTGGTACTGCAGGGCAATCAGAGGCAGGTACAGGCCGGGGTTGCGGTTGAAGAAGAACAGCAGGGGCAGGTACACGCGGGGAGCACCGGTGCTGGTGGTCACCAGGGCGGAGGCGGAGGCCATCTTGCCGTAGTTGATCTTGTCGCTCTCACCCAGGAAGGTCTCGGCGTACAGACGGAACCAGGCCTGGTAGTGCTTGTCAATGCGCTGACCGCCGATCGTCAGCTCAACGGCGGCGATGGCACGCTCGGCCAACCAGCAAGTGTCGAAACCGATGTTGTTGGAGGTCAGGTTAGACGAGGCGAAGGCCGATGGGGTCAGGGCCACATACATGTTGCCGACCAGATCGCCGTTGCGGGCAATGGTCACGGACACACGGCCGCTGGAGCCAGCGGAGCCGTTCACGGTCTGCTGGATGTTCTCCATCGCGAAGTTCGTGTGGCGCTTGTACACGGCCTGGAAGAAGGTAACCTTGGGCTGCCCAGTCAGGTACACATCCTGAGCACCGTACGCAACAAGCTGCATAAGTCCACCTGCCATTTTGTAATATACCCCAAGAAAATAATTTGGCGTGAGGCGCGCCCCAACTCGACCCCGATTTTCTCAACCAAATTCAAATGTCTTCCCGCCACCCCCCAACCCCCGAACCTGAGATCCCAGAGGATGAGGACCTCGAGATGGACGAAGATGACTTTGAGATGGAGGATGGAGGTATCGACCTTCTTGAGGCGCTGGGGTCTATGCTGACCACTGAGGAGGGTGACACCCTGGCAACGGCCATGGTCAGCCTCAAGGATGCGACCGAGCGGATCGCCACCAGCATGGAGATGCAAAATAAAATTCTCGTTAAAATCCTGTCGGCAATGAAACCTGCAGTTGTTTCTGCCGAGTCCACTTAAAAAATCGTGTACCTAGATAGTAAAGAAAATGGGGGACGAGCCGATGATCATTGAACGTGAATTGACTCTCGAGCATGCTGAAGAGATTCGAAACACGAACAACAATCTGATTGTCGGCACATGGTCCCCCGAAGAAATAGAGAACGAACTCACAACACGTGAGAACGAACTCAATCTCAGGGCAACCTCTAATTTCGTTGTACCTGAAATTGCGTGGCGACATGTATTGATCCCCCCTACCCAGCAAAAGGACCCGGACAATTATCCAATGAATTTTGACCCAAAACAGCTCGACGGGCAGGTGAGGCAGCGTCGGGACCGATTCTACAACTTGTGTCGTGCGATGCGGGCACGTGCCACCTCGCTTGGAGCCCAGAGCAAGAAGAGCTACGACGTCAACATGAATGAGATGGTTTTTGCGAGCCGGATTGCTCGCCTCGTTCGCCTGTGGAGGAACATGTACGAACAATTTGATGGCTGGCTCGACAACTACTGCGTGTACAACTTTCCGACAAATGCTGACTATGTCGAGCCGTGCCCCGAGTTTGACGACAAAAAGTCCAGCTACCAGGAGATTCTCCTGTACCTCTTCAACGAGGCTTACAAGGCGGGATACCGCCGCTACAAGGACCAGTGCTGCACTCAGATTGGAAACACCCGTGCGTGGAAACCGGTGATGGAGATTAAGGATTTTGTGTACGACGCGACCCAGAAGGAGACGCAGTACGAGATGTGGAAGAACCTCACGTCCAAGGGTAGCCTGGTGTATGACGTCATCAAGCACATGTCTTCGTGCAAGGATTACCAGTTTCCTGAGATTAAGAAGAACCGGAACGTGTGGTCGTTTCAAAACGGCCTGCTGGCTGGGAAAAACTGGGACGAGGCGACGAACCAGTACGTCATCAAGTTTTACGATTATCGCAGTCAGGAGTTTGCCAATCTGGACGGCACGATTGTGAGCTCCAAGTATTTCGATCAGCCCTTCAACCCGTACACCGACATTCCAGACTGGTACAACATTCCAACTCCTCACATGCAGAAGATTCTCGATTACCAGAACCTCCCAGAGGATGTGTGCAAGTGGATGTACGTGTTTTGCGGACGGTTGTGCTTCGACGTGAACGATCTCGATGGCTGGCAGGTGATTCCCTTCATCAAGGGGATTGCTCGTTCGGGCAAGTCAACGATCATCACCAAGGTTTGCAAAAAGTTTTACGAGTCGGAGGATGTCAAGATTTTGTCAAACAACATCGAGAAGAAGTTTGGACTCGATTCGATCCACGAAGGGTTCATGTTCATCAGTCCCGAGGTGAAGGGTGATCTTCAGCTCGAACAGGCGGAGTTTCAGTCGCTCGTTTCGGGTGAGGACTTGAGTATCGCGCGCAAGTTCAAGACGGCCAAGAGTTTGCAGTGGACGACACCTGGCATGCTCGGAGGAAACGAGGTGCCGAGCTGGAAGGACAATTCGGGGTCTATTCTGCGTCGTATCGTGCCTTGGAACTTTGGAAAACAGGTGATGGATGCCGACCCTCACCTCGATCAGAAGCTGGATGCCGAGATTCCCGCCATTTTGTGCAAGTGCGTTCGAGCCTACCTCGATTACGCCGCCAAGTACAGTGCAAAGGACATCTGGAACGTTCTGCCTCAGTACTTCAAGACGATCCAGAGCCAGGTGGCGATGGTGACCAACACGCTCCAGCACTTTTTGGCGTCGGAGAAGGTGGTTTACGGCTCGGACAAGTGTTGTCCTCAGCGACTGTTCATCAGCGTCTACACAGCACACTGTCAAGAGAACAATCTGGGAAAGCCCAAATTCAACCAGGATGTGTACGCCGGACCTTTCAGCTCTCGCGAACTCGAGGTTCGGAACGACACCCGAACATACAACGGCACCGCATATGCAGCTCAGCCCTTTGTGTTTGGCATGGATATTCTCGCATCCAATAATATTGTTGACGTGTATTAATATGAATTTACCGAAACTCCCGGCAAATTTTCAATGGCTTCCAGAAAGTCCACCTCAAAAGAGGGCGCGTTCAGGGAGCGCGAATGGGAGCCCTTCTTCCAAAAAGACAAAGCCCAATCCGACTGAAAAGAGGGCGCGTTCAGCGAGCGTCAATGCGAGCCCTTCTCCCAAAAAGGCTAGAGTCAATAGCCCCAGAACTGCGGCTCTTCGTAAGGTGCTTCAGAAAAGGAATTTATTTCCGAATCACGTCGGGGCTCGCTACGCACTTACAAAGCCAGTGGTATCGTGGAGCACAACGACAACGTCGGTTGACAGTACAATCAATCTGGCGTTTCTTACCAAGTTTATCACTCTTCACGGCAAGTACGCTGTTGTTGAAATTACTGGGTACAAGTCTGCCGGAGGAAAAGCAGTCTACAGAGAGACGCAATCTCATCCCCCCATAGGTGACATCTCGAATGTTACTCTTCTCAAGTTGAACATGGTATTCTTGTATCCAGATCAGACTGCGAGTATCCTCGTGTTCAAATCCGGTAAAATTATCATACATTCGTCCGGCCCGTGGGAGCGAGTCGCCCGAATTCTGGCGAGAGAATACCTACCGGGGAAGTTTAGAATTATGATTGATAAAGCTGGCAAGTCAAACTACGTCTCTAAATTCTCGTGTAATCGTAAAATTAACACCGAGGCTATCTTTGCTCGAATCGATTATAACCCGAAGCAGACGTCTTCATTCAGGACGGCTGACGCGGCTGACGCGAATTTTCTTGCAAAGGATCCGAACAAGTCAAAAGAACACTGGTTTGATGAGAACGCCGACCCATTTGCCAAGCCACCGGCGGCAATTCCTCTACCAAACAAAGCTTTCAAAAAGACAAAGATTTCGGTGAGCACCAAGTACCTGCCCAAGGTTACACTCAACATATTTACCAACGGAACAGTGGTTGCGTTTTCGAGTGATCCGAATAACGGTCCTCGTGCATTCAAGGAGCTCGCGAGAGAGGTTGACAATATGTTCCAGGGTGGTAACGCAATGACAGCACCTGTCGCCAAGATGAATGCGGCACAGAAAGCCCAAGCCGCGACTGAACGCCGGTATAAATTGGCACCGAGCTGGAACGCCACCAAGAATGGATTCTATGTCCGCCCAGGCTCAAACGGAAAGCCCCGCTTTTACGAGCTCAAAGATGTCAAACTCCAGAAAACAAAGACGATTCGGGCATACCTTGATGCCAAGGTGCCCATTCCAGCAAATGTAAAGACCAAGTTTTCAATTACAAATGCAAATATGACTGCGCCCCCCAAGAAACCCGCAAAGGCACAGGTGAAAAAGGAGCAACTTCTGAATACCGCGTATGAGATGAACCTTGCACACGTATCCGGCAAGATGAAAAAGGCGAATATCAAAAAGGTTATTGCTTCTCATCAAAAGGTGAATGTGGTTGTCAACGGCGTGAACCACACATTCCAGTCGAATGGGATTATTCTGCGCGCATCCCGGACACGCAAATTTGACACACTCAAGGCGTCTGACCAAAATGCAATTGCACAAGCCTACATGACATCTGCGCTCTACGAAGCTTACAAAAAGGCTCCCCGCAAGGATAAGTTCAAGTTTATATTGAATGTTAAACGCACTTCATAAGATCAAACACCTTGTACAGTAGTTTGAACATGTCATCGCGCGTCTGCAGTTTTGATGGATCGATAATTTCCATCTCAATTTGATAGTTTGTGTCGTCGTCGTCATCCGGGTCATCGGGGTTTCCCTGCACCTTGGACATGTCAATCGACAAATTCTTCCGCACAAAAGACCACCTCTCCTTGGTCTTTTGATCGGTCGCCGTCTCTCCGTCGTACTCAAAGGGGACCTCGCTCGACACTCCAAGTCTAACGTCAAATGGAAGTCCCCCGAGTTGAAAGTCGTCAACCGTCACTCGCTGCTTGATGACTGAATCGCGCTCGTCCGTCTCTTCGTTAATCTGTAGTCGCTTGTCACCTTCAAAGTAGTAGAGGTCAAACTTGGCACGCTTCTTTGACTCCCAGCCAGCGTATGCGTCGAGTGCCTTTAGACATTTGATGAAAATCTCTTTGCCGACGTTCGTGTCAAATTTGTTTCCAGATCTTCTCCCGAACCGAAACTCAATCTCAATGTTAGGCGAGTTCTTGTACTTGTCGATAACTGGTTGCCACTGGTTGAAGAGTTCGTATTCCATTAAAGTTTAAAATACTGTATTCTCTAAGACGATGAGAGGTCTCGTAAACCTCGGCAATACTTGCTATTTCAATACTGCAATCCAATGTTTAGCACACGTTCCACCCCTTTCAAAGTTTCTTTTTTTGAACAAGTACGAAGGCGAATGTGGCTTGACAAGAGAGTACCAGAAGGTTGCTAGGCAACTTTTTCTGTCTGGGAGTGTTGATGCTGTAAATCCACGTGACTTGATAGTCGAGTTCAGAACCAAATTTCCGTCATTTGCGGGGAATGGTCAACACGATGCTCAAGAGGTTATTGTGTGCATGATTGATGTATTGGAGTCTTCACTTGGTAAGGATCTTGTACAAGGAATTTTCAATGGAGTGGAAGTCCAAGAGACTGTCTACCCGGGTGGAAAGTCTGTAAAGGAGGAAAGTTTCACCACACTAATTTTAGATATAAATTCAAATTCTAAATTAGAATCCATTTTGGAAAACAGATGGAAGCATGCAGGTATTTCCGACTACCAAGACGAGACTGGTCGGAGACACCGGGTGGCGGCAGTAGGTCGTAAGGTGACACGGTGGCCCCGGGTTATTGGATTCACTTTCTCCATGTACAGTTCCAAATTTCAGATTGAAATTCCACAAGAATTCGAGGGGAGACATTTGTTTGCAGTTGTACTCCACTCTGGAATTCAGTGGGGTGGTCACTATGCTCTTGCGGTAAAACGCTACGGGAAATGGTTCATCAAGGATGACGACTCGGTGACTGAGCTTTCAGAGCCGCCGACAAAGGGATCGTTCTATATGGCATGGTACAGGCCTTAATAAAACTCTTCAAGTTGAATATTCTCCCGTAAGTTGGTGGATGTGTTATAGTACGTTCTTCTGTTGTTTGCGTGATTCTTGTCTGGGCGCGTCTTTTCCACAAACCACCCGAGCGGCCCGTACCCACACTCCACAATAGTACCATCTGGGAGGTCGGGTCTCCTGTTTTGCAGGTGCAGTTCCGCCTCAAAGTGCGGGACCCCCCTCTCCTGCACATACAGGTGCCTGCCTTCGCGAATGTCAAAGTCAATCGTGATCCGGTTCAGAGGCTTCCACTTGAACATCGTCTCGTGCGTGCCCATGCGAATCGGCTCGTTGATTGGTGTAAACACCAGCCCGTCCGTCTCGTACTCGAAAGCGTCGAGTGGTTTCAACTGAGAAACCTTGTCGAGCTCAACCATCTCCTTGACGCGCAGCTCAAACGGATCTTTGCGAGACTTGATCACCCCCTTGATTGCCGTGACGGCAAATCCCAAACGCGTCGACAAGGGCTCGTTCATGAGGTCAACCCCCTTGACCCGAACCGCGTCGTGAATCACAAACACCCGTCGATTGTCTTTCGTCGTGACGAGCTCGCCGTCCAGCAGTGTATCCTTGGGAAAACCCGCAAAAGAAACCACCTCAACTGTAAAGCTGCGATTCACCAGAAAAACCTCCTTCGAGCCGGGTGGGCAGAGCAAGAAATAGCGCACGCCATCCGTCTTTTCGCACACCACGTAGGGTTGCCGCTTCAGCAGCGGAAAGTGTCGACGCTCGATCGAGACGGGTTGGGGGCCTGGAAATCTATTCACGTCGGTAGATTTCCAGGCCTCCTGAATGTACAATTGACAAAGGGCGATATGTTTCGTGTTCATTTTTTGATATACAGTGTATGTAATCAGTAGTTTTAAGTCGATTACAGAACCTATTTCCCTACCAGTCCGAAGGACTAAGGGTTCACTTGGACACCCGACGCCTCGAGGATATTCCCCAAGCACTCGTGGACGTAGTGGCAGATGACTGTTGCCGTGCTCAGCACTCCCACCTTTATACCCTCCTTCTTGAGGCAATCAAACATCGCCTCGTTGTTGAGCAGGGGCAGGGATACTGGCACCTTTCCGCTGCGAATCTTCTTGTCAACCGGCTTGGCATCCATGGCCCACACGCGCGCAGAAGTCTTCAAACAGTCGTACACGCCTGGACCGAGTGGTCGACCGACGATCGTGTCAAAATCCAAACCACGCTGATGAGCAGGCTCCTTTGACCCCGCCTTGGTACGCTTCACGAAACGGTCCCAGTTGATACCCTCCTTGACGGAGGGGAATACGAGAACGTTCAACCCGTACTCAAAATCGTCAAGCGCCTTGTTTACCGAGTCGGCGTCAATATTTGTGCCGTACTCCATCCATACGATGCGTTCACCACCCTTGATAATCTTAGGAAGCGTCGACTTGTCAGGGACGAAATGAATGTCGAGATGCTTCTGACGAACCATACACCCCATGTGAATATTCATCATGGTGTGCAGTGTTGTCGCGCTGATTGACTTGTTACGCGTCTCGGCGATGACATGCACAACCGTCATTTCGAATTAAAGGTGCTATGTTTTTAACTAGTCATCAAAACAAATCTCCCGCTATACAGTCACAGTGTCCTTAAGCCGATCCTCCAAGACACCGTGAAACCGAATGTTCCCTACGTGCCCCAAGACTGTCTGCACGTCCGCGAAAATCTTCCCACCCATCTGCTGCCACCGCCGGCAAAACGCGTAATCCTCCGACAGATACCGGCGCGTCTCTGGGTCAATCATACAGTCAAAGATGGCGTTGTACGTGTCCAGGTCCTTGTTCTGGTGGTCATTGACGCACTCGAGTTGAGGATACTGTGGAAACATCTTGGTGAACACTTCGCGCTTCACAACCATAAACCCAGTGGGGCCATCCAGAACCTCCACAAACCCATTCACGACGGGACTATTCTGGTACTTGAAGTTCATCACGAGAGACGATGAGACGCGGTCTAGATCACGGCCATCCCCCTTGAGGACCGAATCCTCCGCTTGATTGAACATGACACACTTCTTGGGGTAGCACGCCACTGAAATGTCGTGGTCCGACTTGACGAGCCGAATCACCGCATCGGGGTCAAAGTGGATATCGGCGTCGATAAACATGAAATGGGTCGCCTCTGTCTTTTGGTAGAACCGAGCCACCGCCAGATTACGTGCACGATGCACGAGAGACTCATTTTCAGTCGTGTCCAGCATCATGTGGATACCATTTGCGGCAGCCGTACGCTGAAGCCGAAGAATAGACTCGGCGTACTGCTGGAGACAGACCCCGCCGTAGCAGGGGGTGCTCAGAAAGAGGACAATCTGACTCATTTAAGATTTAGGTTACGAGTCTTTTAAGTGTTGTTGCGCTTCCTCTTCAGTGACTTTCTCCTGGTTTTCATGATCCATTCGTGAATATAATAGTGAGCGAGTTTGTTTCGTGTAAGCTTATTTTCTTTGATAAGCTTTTCAACCTTACTTACTTTCAACTTTTTGCCGAGACTCTGCTTGTAATTGTAGTATTTCTGCCAAGCTGGGATATTGAATGCAGCGTGGTTTTCCAGCTGCTCTATTTTCCGCAGAGTATTCGGATTGAAGTGCCGACGAGGGGGTGGCGCACCCGCCCACCGATTGCTTGTTGCGCGTCTCACATTCATCATCTTGTTTATTTCGGCAATGAGCTTCTCGGCTCTGTCTATTTTACTCTCTTGGCTTTCCAGCCAACGAGGTCTAGGAGGCATTGGAAACCCACCGTAAGCCCCATGTAATTGATTATGAATCAATCCACGGAGAATCGTAATCCTTTGCTGAAGGAGTCTCTTGGAGGTGTTCAAATTTGTGTTTGCAAGTACAGTGGTTCTATTTGGAAGAGGAATGTTTGGGTTGTTCATATTTATACTAATTTAGAAATTAATTCCCTCATGTTTTTAGGAAGATTTGTAATGCGAAGAGCTACACGAGCTTCGTACTTTTTCTTGTCGTGATTGTACCACCTTGTAAAATTACGCAGTGTGTATGGCTGCCCGGGATGAGTCTTGTTCCATACATTTCTTCGGAGCGTGGCAAGTTCCTCATGGCGTGGATCTTCGCGCAGTAGTCTACTCTTTCTGCCGAGTTTAAGCCTCTTGTTTTGGACATGTCTTAAAGTTGTGTTGTCTGCACGATTCCTTCGTTGTTTCAAAAGTAGTTCCAGTGTTTTTTTGTTCAGTGCAGTAGAGACGGTATTAATTGATCTTCTTTCGTATTGCAATTCTCTGTTCAAATTCATCAGACGTTGTCTGGTTGCATTGTTCATTTACTTGAGTTCAGATTTAATTATAGCCTCAATCTTGGTGAGCGTCGGCCCTGACACGTCGCAAATCTTGCAAATCTCCGACTTGCTCACCGGAAACCCTAGTTTCGCGAGCATCACGTACATCACCGCACATGCCACCGCCTTTGGTGTCCGGCCCATCAGTGTGACTGATTCATCCATCGACTTGCAGACTTGAACAATCTTCATCTTGACACGACCGCGTTGTTCCTCAGGTACAGTCGTGACAGAGTTGAAGAATCGCCCGATGAGATCAGCTGGCCCGGTGATATGAACCTCCTTATCCGGGTTTTGCTCCTGATACAGCTCAAATGTACGGCTGATATCCCTTGACGGAATTTTAAAGGCGTCTGCAATCTCTTGTGTCGTGCGCGCCACCCCGTGCTCTCTGCACGCCTGAAAAATGCAATTCGCCTTGATGCCGTTTCGGACCGCCCCGCGTGTCAGCACGTTCTGGTTAAACTTGCGGTACTTTATTTTGGCCTCGTACATGATACTCGACGGAAGGGACAGAACGATTGTTCCGATCCGGTCCATCTCGTTGTATGCGTGCCACAAGCTACGATCCTTGTGGTTGACGTTTGACTGGAGTTGACGCATAAGAAGCATGCCGATGCTCCTCTTGGTCGTCCACTGCTTTTTAATCAGTGTGCCCATGCTCCAGGCTTGAGAAAAGTGGTCAAGATTCTCAGGAGCTCCCACGCGGCACGGGTCACCCCCTTCGTGATCAGCACCCGTTCGCCACTCTGGCTCATTTGAAACGTACGAGTCATCCATCACACCACATGACGTGCACGTCGGAAGATCGATTGATATTCCGTGATCATCCTGCCCGTGGAAAATCTTGCACCCGCCACAATGCCGACAAAAGTACTCATCGGTACATTTGTCCACAGTGGATTCAAGTTTGCGAACTTCGTCAAACGCAGCCCATGCTAGGTCGATTTCCATTTTTGCGATGTACGAGTACATCGCCCGCGTCTAAAAGTCGAGAACAAAACCTTTTTTATGTAATAATGAACTGCCCCGTTCCCCCTGTCGTTGACCCATCCCGTGTTCGCATTCAGGAGGCTGTGTCCGCATCCCCCTTCAACATGTTCAACATTGTCGCAATTGTTCTGATTTGCGTAATTGGCTTTTACCTCTACAAGCGGTTCATGACCAAGGCGACACCCCAGCGCCGATTCCCTCTGGTTCAGCCAGTGAGCGCCAAGCCAGTCGAGACTCCAGTCGCCCCAATCCCAGAGGAGGAGGAGGAGGAGGTGCCCGAGACCGAGGAGGAGACTAAGGAGGAGTAAAATACTACCAGTCCGAAGGACTGTTCTTAGCGAAGCAGCTTCACTGGGTTAGAACTTTCTTCAAAGCCTGTACAGTCTTGGGTGGGAGTTTTCTTAGAGGTGAAAGATGGTTCAGCACATCGATGTCTTTTGGCTCAAGCTTGTACTCTCGAAGAATATCAACATTCCCAGCTACCGCCATGTCTCGCAACAGCATCAACGCGTCAGTGTCCAAGTGATAATAAGGTATCCTCGATGTAATTAATTTAAGCCTCTTCTCTCTCATGCACATATTCTGGTGCTTGGTCCATGAACTCCCGGGACGCATCTTGTCCGGGTTTAATCTGTGACCAATTTCCACTGCTGGTAAAATGCATCCGTAAAGGGTGTAATAAGGCATAAGTTGCCAGTCACCTTCGTACAGTTTTTTTTCGAAAATCTCCGCCGTGCTCATATAACTCGCAATCAGTGGTAAATCAGCCCCTCTTGCATCTGGGTAATTTTCCTGTAAAATTGAAACCATATTTCCAGGCTCTTGGACGTGATGATGCATGTAATGAACAGGATTCTTGGTGGATCCCTTGGCAACGAGACTTGAAACGAATTCGCGTGTCGACATGAATGCATCTTGATCATCAGACTTTATGGTGAGGCTTCGAATAACTTGTCGAATGTCCCCCTTGGCCTTGTGAATGATTTCATCGGTCGCACCAGGTGCAATCGTCTTCATCTGGTCGAATGTCGGTACTGGAAATTGGTATGTGACAAATTGAAATTCAAATTTGGTATCGACTGGTATCTGTGACACGACGATAAACTGGCCCTTTGAGGGTGGTTCTGTAATCTCACGGATACCAACCAGGTCACACATAGTCTCAAATTCATCCAGGACAACAGGTGTATCCGTAGATTTGAGACGTTCTAAAAAGTCAATCGTACTCTGTTTACCTCTCAGGATGTCAGCCGTCAACTCGATAAAGTTTTCACCGTACGTGTCTCGAATCGCCCATGTTTTGCCTATACCGGTTTTCCCCAACACACACACACATCGCCCGAGGTCCGTAAAAATCCCATTTCTTTTTGGTTGCCTCTTCTTAATAAAGCGATCCATGACGACGCCAGATGAAGATGAATCTATAAGCAAACAAATCTTAAATATGGTTCTCGAGAACAAATTCATAACTACAATTGCAGGCGGTTGGCTTGTGTTCAACGTTTTGATCCTCGCATTGCTAATTTATATCTCTATTAGAATTAGCTTGAAATGAAGCCCGTCATAACGGTCAGGCGGGCACGGTGGCCACACAAGTTCCGCGCGGAATTCCCAGACGGCAAGGTGATCAACTTTGGTCGGCAAGGGTACTTGGACTACACCCTGCACAAGGATCCCGCACGTATGCTTCGGTACCTGACCCGTCACCGCAGGCGGGAAACCTGGGGCCCTTCAGGAAAGTACTCTGCCGGATTTTGGTCTAGGTGGCTGCTTTGGTCCAAGCCGAGTATCAGGTCAGCCGCCAGGGAAACTGAAAAGGCACTTGGCCATAAATACAGAATAAAATTGTCAGCCTAAAGTAAATGCCCAGCAAGGCTATCGCAGGCGGTATGGCCGTTGTCGGCTTGGCTATCATGATTGGGTGTGCCGTGCCTATGAGCAAGGTGACTGACAAGACGAGTGCAAAGTACAAGGGTCTTATTGCAGGTGTTGTGATTGGTGTGCTTATGCTGGTTGCCGGCATTGCTATGTTCTTCATGGGTGGCAGCAGCAACGGCAACAGCAACAGCAGCGGAAATCTCAAGAATGCAGTTGCCAATCAGTCAGCAGCTGTTCAGCAGGTGGCGGATCCAATTAACTCCCTGGAAACCGGTCTCATCCAGCAGAAGGCGGCAGCAAATCACATGCTCGAAACAACAACCAATGCCCTGCATACTGCCAACAAGCTCAAGGGTGCTCTTGCAGCTCTCGCCACGATCAAAAAGTAGCCTGCTGACTCACCGTAGCAGACAGTGTACGGAAAGCATCGGGTGTGCGACTCGTGTCGTAGTTCATCGTCGTGCGGGCATCGATTCCGAGTGCACCCGCCTCAGCAAACGCGTCTTGGTTCGCGCCCAGGTATACAAAAGTCCAGCCATCACTGGTCTTTTGCTCCACCATCTCCTTGACGCCCGACTTGTTAAACTTGTGTGACCCATTCTCCTCGCCATCCGTGAATATGACCACAATCGGCGGCTCAGCCAGTGGACTGCTCTTCAGGGCCTCACCGATCGTATCCAGGAGGTGCGTCGATCCGCGAGGCTGAAATGTCTCGTGCGTCAGGGGTGGCACCTCAGAGAGTGGCTTGTTGGTGTACGAAACGAGAACTTCATGGTCAAACTGCCAAAGAGTCATCAGTGCGTCTGGGTTGAGAGCACGCTGATCACTCACGAATGCATTGAACCCGCCGATTGTGTCGTCACGGCACATGTCCATCGAGCCAGAACGGTCCAGGAGGAAGAAAATTGGAGGCGCCATGTCTTGTATCTCAAGGCGCAGTCCTCTTTAAACCAGTCAAGTCCGAAGGACTTGCTGCATCCGGTGGCGCTCTTCGTAGAAGAGCTTAACACTTCTTCATCTTTTGCTTGGCATAATCGACAAGTGCCTTCAGAAAACTAATTCCGCAACAGGCTGCAATCGCCCACATGAAATATGCAGATGGTGCCATCTTTCCATTTGGAGTCTTGCCGGTACCACTTGCCAGTATGCCGCACAGACCGATACACATAAACGTGCAACACATGACAAACGAGTCATACGCAGCCTCACCATCTGCTTGCTGTTGGCAGGTTGGTGTAGCGGCGACAGGAGAAGTAGTAGCTGGAGCGGGAGCCGACATAATGTAACATCTGAAAATAAAAATCCTCAGGACAAGTACCTCTGGATGGTGGGGACTGGGGTTCTTCACGAACTCCTCAGAACACACAAGCCTTCTGATACCTTTTACGTTTACGATCTCAATCTGGTTACACAGGTTTACGAGGAGTGGAAGAAGGCTTTCCCAACTGTAACTCCGTACTATGCCGTAAAATGCAACCCTGACGAGGAACTTGTCAGACACCTGGCTAACCTAGGTTCATCTTTCGATTGTGCCACACCCTCTGAATTCAATTTAGTTTTGAAATTAGGAGTGGAACCGGAAAGGATCATTTACGCAAATCCGTGCAAGAGGTCTGAGGATATCAGACTCGCACAACAAAAGAATGTATTGCGGACCACGTTTGATAGCGTGTGCGAGCTCCGAAAAATAGCACTCGCGGCGGGCACAATGGAGGTTATACTGCGCATTCGTGCGGATGATCCTCAAGCGCGTTGCAATTTGGGGAATAAATACGGGGCCGAGGAGGATGAATGGTCCGTATTACTTAACATGTGCTCACGCTTAGGCCTAAAACTCGTCGGAATTTCATTTCACGTGGGTTCGATGGCAAAGAGCGCTGACGCATTTGTCGATGCACTTGTCAAGGCGCGACGGGCGGTCGACTTGGCAGAACAACACGGTTTTACACCACGGATAATAGATATTGGAGGGGGATTCTCTTCGGACCACTTGTTGGACCTCGGCCCCATACCATCCATGATTAATCAAGCTCTCAACGACAATTTTGATTCAAAATTCAAAATCATTTCAGAACCCGGCAGGTACTTTGCCGAACACGTGGCAACCCTGGTCACCCCAGTCATCGGTGTGAAGGGGGGTGGTATCACAATCAGTGAATCCCTCTATGGTGCATTCAACTGTATCCTCTTTGACCACGCTAAACCAGAATTTTACCTACTTAATTCAGTTCCCAATTCAGAAACAAAATTGGTGACTATGTTTGGATCCACATGTGACGGAGGTGACATCATCTACAAGGAGTGTCTCGTTCCTGAATATATTTCAGTTGGAGATTGGTTAGTGTGGCCAAGGATGGGTGCCTATACCAGTGCAGCTACTACACGATTCAACGGTATACCATTTGACACGCGTCAGAAGATTTATCTTACAGTAAAGTAAATGACACCCCGTAACCAGCAGTTTGCCATGATGGTACGTGCAGCCCAGCACCCAAGCCCAGCCGTCAGAAACATGTCCAAGAAGTTTGCGGCTAATCTGGTTAAAATGAAGAACCTTTACACCGTGAACAACGCAATTGCAGCAAGAACACTCAAGAAAATGAAAAAGAATCTGAACCCCAGAAGTTATTGAATACCGCGCCTCTTTAAATACTCGTGAATTGTCTGCGGTGGCTCTTGCAATAGACCTTTGTACACTTTGACGGGGTCAGTTCCTTGAAGAGTCAACACAATCAGGTACACTAGAAACACCACGAAGGCGGGCTTGAACTGGATGGGCTGTTTCCGCAGGAACCAGACTGGAAGCGCGTGGAGTGCAATCAGAAAAAGCTGAACCTGTGGAGTTGTGTTTGAGATGGACAAGAATATGAAAGTTCCTAGTAAATTTAGAATCATAATTGCAAGAACTGGAAAGGGGAGCCACGGGCTCAACAAGGCGAGAGCAAGACCCCAATAGGAAAACACGTTGTACCACGGTTCCATAGTATTACCAAATATTATCTACAATCCCCCACTCTTCACACCTGTCCGCGTCCATATAGACATCCCTCTTGAGAATCTCGTCGAGTTTATCCACCGGGATGAACGTTTCAGATTTATAAATCTCGCGGAAACGATCCATAAACTGTTGGAGGTTTGCAAGCTGATCCTTGAAATCCTCAAACTTACCCCACGTGCCGTCCATATTCAGCTGGTGAATCATGATGTACGAGTTGCGCGTCATGTGACGAGAATACCCACCGAGCAGTATGAATGTTGCCGCAGACGCGCAAACGCCATCGGCAATTGTACGAATCTTGACTGAGCGCATTCCCTTGATGCAATCCATCGCACTGAGGCCCGCGTGAATATCACCACCGTCGCTCCGGATGAAGATGCGAATCTCAGGACGCCCGTGGATACCGAGGTCGAGGTACTTGTGGAGGAGCTCCTTCGCGAGCTTCTTGAGCTTCATGTTGAGCTCGAGAACTGTCTCTTCGCACACCTCACAGTGGAAATAGACATCTGAACCCTGCACCTTGACAAACGAATTGTCCTCGCATATGCACTGCTGCTGCTGTTGCTCGTTCATTTTCAATTTAGGATTTGAATTCTTTAAACTACCACCAGTCCGAAGGACTGTTCTTAGCGAAGCAGCTTCGCTGGTCAGAGAACCTTCGGTTCTCAGCTGTCCTCCTTTCTTCCCAAAAAGTAAGAGCTGAGATCAGATTGCATTCGTACTCCATTTCCGACAAGTTGAATCATACCATCCTTCGTAAGACACAGGTCGGTGTTGGGATCGAATTGGTGTTTGGTGAGAATATCCCAGCGCTCCTTGTACTTGCGATCCTCGACGCGCCCGTGCCATTCGTGCAGGATTGTGCCGTCGATGTTTCCGAGCTTAAGTCCTACACACTTTTTTTGGAATTCGACAAGCATATTTTTGTAGTTTGCGTGTACATTCCCCGGGCACGAAGTCTCTGCTTGACCGATCAGTGCAAGTGCCATGTGTCGGTCGGCCGACCCTAGAATAGCCCAATCGAGGAGGCAACCCATTTTGTTCCACGCGCCACGAGTGCACGCCCACGCGTATCCCGGATGCCAAAAGCCGTACTTGTCAGATGGTGTGTATGGTGTACCGCTCCGTGAGTGCATGTACCCGAATGATTTATCCGTCTTCATGGCTTCACCACGGGGACCCATATTCACTGCAGTCTGAAAGAGCTGGACAATGTCATAATAACTCAGACTATCTTTTGTATCTTGAACCCAATTTTGATTTAAAAATAAAATGTCTGCATCGATCCAAGAAACGTACTTCCAATCGCTGGGGAGATACGTCGATGCCATGTTGATGATACTCTCTTTGAGCCACACCTGACACTTTGTTCTGGTTTTGATGTGTTTCCAAACAGATAGGCTGGGAAGTGGTGCCGGACCGATCACTTCAGATACGACAAACCTGACACCTTTGAGGTCTTTGTTTCGCTCGACAAAATCGATAAAGAGACGACGGCGACTCTTGAACCCACAAAAATTGAAATACGGGAGGATCACGTACAGAGGTTCCTCTCCTGAGAAGCACCCCATCTACAGTCTCGGTACAAAAGAAATCAAGGCCCTTGGAGCTGGTACTTGACTGCACCGATCAGTCTGGCGACTCCGAATATGTTGCCGGTTGCAGTATCCGCCGTCCACCTGAGACCTCTGCACGTGGGGGACCCGTATGCAAACATCGAACTGAAAAACCCCCCACACTGTCTGTAATACAGATACTCTGAAACCCACCTGACGACATGAGACCCTACTAGAATAATAGCAGCCTTTAAGTAAAGTTTCATCAATACTTAGACTATGAATTTAGTTTTTAATTAATACATTCGTAGAATCTCCTTGATCACATCGCTCCGAACAATATCCTCATCTGTAAAATTCATGTGCCGCACAGACTCGGAATCGGTAAATATACGCGAAACCAAATCAGACAATCCATTCTTCTCAAACCCCCGATCGTGTTGAGCAATGTCACCCGCAACAATCATTTTGGACCCGTCACCGATACGGGTTAGGAGCATCTTCATCTGGGACGGGGTTGAGTTTTGCATCTCGTCTCCAATGATCCAGGCATTATCAAACGTGCGACCACGCATGTATGCCAACGGGCAAATCTCAATCTTGCGGTCCTCGATGAGCATCTTCACTTGTTTGGGGCTCATGTACCGGTGGAGAGCATCAAACATCGGGCGAGTCCATGGCTCCATCTTCTTCTCGAGGGAACCCGGTAGAAACCCGTGCTGCTCATCAACACTCACCGCTGGGCGGGTCAAAATGAGCCGTTCAACCTGACGACTTGCGAGAGCCTTGGACCCGGCATGGCATGCCAAAAGAGTCTTGCCGGTACCCGCGGGTCCAGTGCCAATGATAACAGGAACAGACGAATACAGGAGGTCAATGTACTTGCGCTGAGCGAGGTTGCGAGGACTGAACGCCATACATATATATGTGCATTACTCTCTATATAGTGTCCTCCGCAGCGATAGTACCGTATTCGAGAACTTCTTCGTCCGCTGGAACTGTTTCTTCGAGTCCCCCTTCGACCGTCTCACCTGACGCCTTTGAAAAACAAGTGTTCTTTACGGCACCTGCCGCCTTGCAAACTGCAGTGCCGGTCACGCCACCGGCAGCAATTTCACCAATCTTCTTTCCCTCGTGTTCGGAGATCTTTACCGAGTCTTTCATTATTTGAATTTAACAGAGAAAATTACTTCTTCCACGGTGCGCAGCTTGCGCGCATAGTGAATCCCTGCTGCAGTGCAAGCACCTCACTTCCTGATAAGGTACAGAATCTCGTAGACGGTCCCCACATCCGAATCGCGACCAGCGAACCGTTTATACTCTTTTTTCACTTTGTTATACTCGTATGGCTCGAGCATCTTTTTCCATTTGTTGGCGCTGATGATACCCTCGTCGTTATACGAGATGAGTACATACTTGGAAATCTTGAGCGAGTCCTGAATAAGCTCGGTCATAGCCTTGAGTGCTAGGTCCTCCTTGTTATAGTCCGACTGGTTCCTCTCTTCACGGGAGGGCATGTGCGTCACCTCCATCCAGTTCTTCGCTTTTTTATTAGTGATGATCACGTTCAGAAGGAAATACATGTGGCTGTACTCGTGCTGGTTATAGGGTGGGTCGTAGTAGATGAGGTCAAACGGGCCCTTGAGTTTCTTCACGAGCTCGTTGGTCGACTGGTTGTGGCACTCCACCTTGCAGGGCTCGGGCGACCAGATGGGGCACTCTAGTTTTATAGGTTTTGACACCCGGTTCCAATGGCTTTCCGTTTTGTGAAACGTGCCTACGTTATCCTTGTCTTTGAAGAAAGCCATGGTGTGACCCATAGAGTTGCAGTAGATGCTAGATTGAACTATGAGTGGTCCAAGGCACCAGTCAGTCAGCTCATTCTCAACCTTTTTCTCAATGTAATTGCGCATAGTATCTATAATCTTGGCATTCTCGCGGGTATAGAAACAAACCTCGCCCTCTTTGGGATTCTCCGTGCTTTTGGGTGCGTACCATTTGGTCATGATTCCCTCGACGTAGGGTCCCTTTTCAGCCAGCTCATTCATCTTATCGATGTGCTTGGCGATCTTTTCCTGCTGAGCTTTGGTCGGCTGCTTGACATAACAGTTAGTAGCGACATCGGCGTAGAGCTCTAGGTCATTCGTGTGGAGCTCGGATGAGTGCGTGGACAGCATACGCGACACGACCCCACTGCCACTGAAGCCGTCCATCGTAACGAGTTTGTCCTTCTTGAGCTTCTTCTTGACGTGATTGATCTGTTCTTCAATAAAGTCAAGGAGCTTGCGTTTGTTCCCGAGGTACGTGAACATAGGCTGATGGATGTACTCCTCAGTCATTTTAATTTACTTTTGAAATTAAGGGGGCTAAGAGAGCGCACGTTTACTTCTTCCACGGTGCGCAACTTGCGCGCATAGTGAAGCCCCTGATGATTCTGGTTAGACACGCGAGTTTCGTGAATTTCCTCGGAAGATTAAAAACCTTTTTGTTCGAGGTCCTGACACACTTTTTGTTCTTTGGACCCGCCTTCTGACAACTCTTCATTAATTAATGCCCAGAAATTCTCTCCCAATCTTGGAGCCGAGAAACATCGCAGACAGGGCGGTGATCGTAATGACCGCGTGACGTGTGCTCGTCTTGAGCATCCGCGCGTGAATGATGAGGACCGTCAAAAAGCCGATCCAGAAGAGATATGTGTAAAAGTCCATTTATATATCTAAGAGGAATTAATTCTCACAGCCCCCGCGTAATCGATCCAGTCGTCCACTGTGAAGAAGCAAAAGTCGTCTGGCAAGACCCAATCCTTGAACTTGAGTTGAATCTCGTTCTCGTAGATCCAATTGACTGGGTTGGTCTCAGGACGCCTCTGCCATTTCTTATTCGCGTCGTCGCGCCTCATAATCTCCAAGAAGCGCTCCTCTGTGTGGACTCCGCTCGGGTCGGCACCGACGCCATCGTAGTGGATCATTGTTGAGTTTATAAACTTTTTCTCTATGTAATATAAAAATGAACCGCGCCCAGATTGAAATCCAAGTTTTTAAGGCTATTATTATGATGAAGCGCAAAGAGGCGCGGAATATGAAAACAGGACCCAAGAAGACAGCCCTTCTCAAGGAGATCGCCAAAGCGCAGAAGTTGCAGAAGTGGCTCACCATGGTCGGACGGAAGTAGGATCTCACAACCTCCAAGACCCCCTGGATCATGAAAAAGAGGTCCGTTTGACCTTGACCAATTCGTTTCGCACCTTTGTATTATTATTGCCTTTTCGAAACACAGAATTAAACTTATTGCCTCTGTTATTCCTGACCCACCCGAGTCTAGTCCTGAGAATACTCGTAGAAATAGGCAGACCATTAATTAATTTCCCAACCCTAACACCCGTTTGATAAACTGGTTTCCCTGTTTCTATCCCAACCATCGTCGCGAGGGCTCGAAGAGTCGTCCCTAACCCCTTACCAGTCCACTTGTTAGGGGTGTTTCCATATGAAATATAGACGTATTTAGGCTCTATTTGAAACGCGACCGAAGCTCCGGATGGTGTATGCACAATCTCATAATATTTTTCACGTTTATTGATACGGAAGTTCGTGCCGTTCGTCCAGCGTCGTCTAAAGCTGTTCATGTTCACGCCTGAGTTGGGAGAAGGCATCTGCTACTATTACACAACAATTGTTTTAAAGTCGCCAGGTCCCTCTCGGGTACATGGAATTGAGTATATCCTCGATATCTTTTGCCTCGACCATCTGCTGCTTCTGACGCACTTTGTATTCGACGAGACGAACCGCCTTTGACTGGTATTTCACTTGGTCACCCGTGTTGTTCTGTTTGGTCTGTGCAATTCTCAGAGCGTTCGCGATGTGCGCGTCAGTGACGACCGGTCTGTAAATCATAGAGGCTTGGATTCCCATTGCAGTAAATGGTACTGAATTCTTAAAGAGACTATTTTGTTGGTTAATACTATGACGCCAAAGTGGATACAGAACACGCGAAATGATCTCAACAAGGTGATTAATAAATTCAACAGAAACCTGTCACCGCTCGGCGTTCGGGTGAAAAAGTATGGACCAGATTCCTTCGGTGTCGAGTACGGGAACTCAACAAATATACGAGTGACGACGCGCCCCGATCTGCTCACGGGCAATCTTTCAGGTGGGGGTACGCAGCCGAATAACCGAAACAAGGGGATCGCAACAGCGCTCCGGACGTTCGCGACAGCCATCCTACGAAACGCGGGCTTTGTCAAAGTCCGTCACCAGGGTATTTTCCTCAGCAACACGAACACCAACAAGACGGGTGGTGTACCGATCACGACACACATCGTCCGAAAACACCTCGGGTTTCGTCGGGTGAAGGGCAGTAACGCCAATAGTACTTATAGATCCGTGTGGACTCCAAACAATTATCCGAAGAAGCTAAAAAACGCAGAACAGCGATCAAGGAATAAACTCAGAAGTCTGCTATAGGTCAGCTCGCGTAGACTTTAGTTATTGGGCACTACATTCACGTAGTTTCCATTTCTGGACATCACTTTAAACTTCATGGGTGGAAGAATGTATTCAAACTCTATATTTGATTTGTTCACATTGTTCTTGTACGACACGACAGGGATGTTCTTGAGATGCTTGGTGTTCAGTCGTAGTAAGACTCCATTACCATTTCTGAACGTCGCGGCGATATTTTGTCTACTAGACCATGAACTGAATGATCTGTTATGTAGTCCACCGTTACGTATCGGTACTCTTGATAATCCTCTGTAGATTACAGCCGGGCCATTTGAAGGAACCCCGCGACGTGTATGAGTATTTGCGAAAACCTCATTCATCAACCGCGTGATATTCATAATTTGTTGGCGCACGCGTCGTATAGCGGGGTGAAGGTTGTTAGTGATGCTCATCCTCCCTTCTTTAACTTTACGGACCCCTTCATGTGCTCTATTTTTGTACTCTACGAATGCCTTCTTCTTTGCCGAATTCATATTAGACTCTCACATAAAAATCACGGACGCGGCTTGCCACGCCGTCCCACTAGGCTCCCAAGGGTTTTCACGGGCGCGGGTCCACCTCGGATCCTTGGCGAATATTCCATTCGATTGTTCATTCGCATCGACCCATATGGGTTCTTTGACTTTTGAGAGAACCTTATTGACGAGTCGGGTCGCGAGACCCTTGCGTTTTTCGGCGACGCATAGATCCCCGAGGATCCATCCGTCCCGACCCCATTTTTGCAGCGTACACAAGGCGAGGACCTTTGATCCTTCGCGCAAGGTGTACAATCGGTCAAAACACTTGGGGTTCCACAGGCTTTCGCCCGGACCAAAGTTTTGACGGATGAGTTCGTCCATTAGTCTCTATATATTTCGAGCGGCTCCCACTTGAAGAGACCCGGCAGCTCCCCGCAAATCCGGACAGCCTCCTCGCGCGTCTTGACGTAGACCAAGTTATACCCGTCTGCACTTTTAATTATGTATATCATTCACTTTTAAAAGAGGCACAACTTTAAGCAAATGCCTTTGTAGAACCTGACTCTTTGCGGCGCTCACGTTTGGCGTCTGCGCTCGCTTTGTTGGCTGCCGCCAGCTCAGGGTTAGCCTTCGCCTTGTTCTCCTGCTTCTTCTTCTTCTTCTCAGAATCCGTGAGCTTGGTGTCAG